CCCGTCGGCAGTTGCTACTGCGCATCCTCCACGCCGGCCGGGCCCATCGATACGATATTCCGCCCTTATTGCCTCACGGTGGAGCAATGCGTTTCGCAGTTCGGTATGGCCAGCGTCAGCGAGAAGGTGCGCGAACTTTACGATTCCGAGAAGTACGACGAGAAGGTCAACCTGATCCACGCGATCTACCCGCGCCGCCACGGACGCCAGGGCGCGGCGCGGGCGCGGAACATGCCGTTCGCTTCGGTGTACGTGGATTGCGACAACAAGCAGGTGGTGCGGGAATCCGGCTTTCATGAGCAGCCGTTCTTCGCACCGCGCTGGACCCGTATCCCGAATTCGGTCTATGCAGTCGGGCCGATGTTCGACGCGCTGCCCGACACCAAAACCATCAACAAGCTGGCTCAGATGGAGCTGGCCAACGCCGATATCGCCGTAGCGGGCATGTGGATCGCAGAGGACGACGGCGTCTTGAACCCGCGCACGGTGAAAGTCGGCCCGCGCAAGATCATCGTGGCCAACAGCGTGGACAGCATGAAGCCGCTGCAGACTGGGGCGGACTTCAACATTTCCTTCACGAAACGGGCCGACCTGGAAGCCAAGATCCGCAAGATCATGATGGCCGACCAGTTGCCGCCCATGGAGGGGCAGCCGCGCACGGCCACCGAGTTCTACGCGCGCATCAACCTCATCCGCCAGTTGCTGGGCCCGGTCTACGGCCGGATGCAGTCGGAGTACCTGAAGCCGCTGATCAATCGCTGTTTCGGCCTGGCCTTTCGCGCCGGCCTGTTCGATCCTCCACCGCAGTCCCTGGCCGGCCGCCCCTACAGCATCGTCTACCTGTCGCCGATGGCCAAGAGCCAGAAGCTGGAAGAGGTCAGCGCTATCGAGGGCACCTTCGCCGCGGCGGCGCAACTGGCGGCCGCCAAGGGCGATCCCACGGTGTGGGACAACTATGACGTGGACGAGGGCATGCGGATCGCGGCTGACGGCCGCGGCGTTCCCGCCAAGATCGTGCGCAACGCGGATGACGTGGCCGAGATCCGCCGCATTCGCGCCGAGCAGGAACAGCAGGCCCAGCAGCAGGCCATGCAGCAGCAGATCGGCATGGAAGCGGCAAGCGCCGGCATTCAACGGATGGCACAGCAATGACCGTAGAACCCAGCGTCTACAAGGAAATTTTCGAGGATGACCGGCGCGGCGCCGCGGTGCTGGAGGACCTGATCCAGCGGTTTGCGCGGCCCCAGGTGAACAGCGGCGGCATCGATGCGGTCCTCAAGACCTACGAGCGCGGCGGCATGCGCCTGGTGCTGGACTTCATCACGGCGCAGATCAATCGGGCCAACGGCGTGCCCGACGTAAACGCCGAACCAGGAGAGTGATCAATGTGGATTCGTGGACTGATGCATCGCGTCATGCAGGAAGCTGGCGAGGATGGTGGCGGCGCTGGTGGCGGCACCGGGGCCGATGGCTCCGGCGGCAATGACGGCGCGCCCGCAGGTGGTGCTGACGCCCCTGCCACCGCGGGAGGTGATGGCGCCGCGCCTGCGGCCGGTTCCCTCCTGAAGCAGGGAGAGGGCGGTGCTGATCCCCTTCCGCAGGAATTCATCCCCGAGAAATACCGCGTGACGAAGGAGGGCGGGGATTTCGACCTGGAAGCCTCGGCACGAAAGCTCGCCGACGCCCATGGACATCTGGAAAAGCGCCTGGGGACGGGCGACGTTCCGCCGAAGGATGTGGGCGAATACAAGGTGCAGCCGCCGGAGGCGATGGCCGACTACCAGGCCGGGGATGATCCGGCCATGCAGGCCTTCCTGGCTGACGCGCACAAAGCCGGCTTGACGCAGGCACAACTGGACGTGGTCATGAAGCACCACTTCGAGGGCGCCCAGAAGATGGCGCAGGGTTTCCAGGCGTTGGACCAGCAGCAGGCCACCGAGCAACTGCAGAAGGTCTGGGGCAAGGACGAACAGGGGTTCAAGCGCCAGGCGGGGCTGGCCCATGCGGGCGCCGCTGCGGCCGCCGAGCGCGCGGGCGTGACGATGAAAGAGATCGAGCAGGCCGGCCTGGGCAACAACCCCACCTTCCTGCGCCTGATGTCCGCCATCGGCTCCGAGTTCCAGGAAGATGCCGGCCCGGGCAAGACGTCGTTCCGCGCCTTCGGCGAAGACGACGTCCAGCAGTTGATTCTGTCGGACGCCTACAAGAACCCGCGCCATCCGGACCATGCAAAGGTCAGCGAGCGCGTGCGTACCTACTTCGAGCGCAAGCACGGCAAGGAAGTCGTGGCCTAGCCGCTCTTCAAATTGCCGAGATTTCGGCACCCCCACAGCGTGACCATTGCGGGCATTCACCGGCCCGCATGGCACGCGGACACCCGGTAAGAGCCCTCCCAGTGGTGCGGTAGCCGGCAGCAGTGGGCGACTTATGCGGGCCCCCCCAGGGACACCCCGCCAGGCGAATTGAACCGATCAATCCGTTTGGAGTTGTCCATGTCGAACACCATTACCCAAGCGTTCGTGATCCAGTGGGACACGACCATCCGCCTGCAGGCCCAGCAACTGGATTCCCGCTTCGCTGGCTGCGTCACCGACCGCGGCACGATCACCGGCGAATCCTTCACGGCCAACCGCCTGGCGCCGCTCGATGACATGCCCGAGAACACCGTCCGTCACGGCGACACCGTCTTCTCCGAGGCCACCCACAGCACGCGCGTCGCGCTGATGCGCGATTTCTTCCAGGCGCTGCCTGTCGACCGCAACGACGAGCCCAAGGTGCTGGCCAACCCCCTGAACGGCAGCTACATGTCGTCCCTGGTGGCGGCCCACAATCGCCGCAAGGACTCGATCATCTACAACGCGCTGATCGGAAACGCTCAGACCAAGGACGGCGCCCAGATCGCATTGCCGGCTGGCCAGATCATCACCGCCAGCGGCACGGGCTTCACCAAGGGCAAGCTGCTGACGGCGCGCAAGATGTTCCGCAAGAACGAGGCCGACTCGCACAACGGCGAAGAGCTGTACATCACGTACACCGCCGAAATGCTGGAAGACATCCTGGCGGACACGACGCTCACCAGCGCCGACTTCCTGGCCGTGAAGATGCTCCAGGACGGCGACGTCTCGGGCAACTGGATGGGCTTCCGCTGGAAGCCGTACGAAGCGGTGCAGATCACGGGCGGCAACACCGCGCGCACCGTGGCCTGGGCCAAGAGCGCCATCCATTTCGGTTCCGGCTACGTGGAAGGCACGGCGGGCCGGCGCAAGGACAAGAAGAACCTCATGCAGGTGGACATGGGCGCGTCCCATGGCGCCGTCCGCGTCGAGGAAGAGAAGGTCGTCGCCATCGACTTCACCTTCTAACCCTCGATCCCCTGATCGAAATTCCTGGAGAACACCATGGCTGAAGTGAACAGCGTGCAAGCGCAAAAGGTGGCGGACCGCAAGAAGCTGCTCCCCGCCGAATCCCACGGCCGCCAGCGTGTGCTGGTGGCGACCCTGCCGGCTACCCACGCCGCGTATGCCATCAACGACACGATCCTGCTGGGCGTGGTGCCGGTGAACAGCCGCTTCCTGACCGGCGGCGTGCTGTCGGTGGGCGGTACCGGCACGGCGTCTTCAACCGTCGACATCGGCATCCGCAATGCCAGCACCAAGGTCGTCATCGACGCAGACGGTGTGGCCGACGGCGTCGATATCTCGGCGGCCGGCAAGATCGACGCGGACACTGGCGTACTGGTGGCGGCCGCGGCCGACTACATCACGCCGGCGGACGTGGAGGTGTATGCGACGGTGCTGGGTGCTGTGCTG